TTGATGCTGGGGCCAATGTCCATGCTGGTGATGACTGTGCACTTAGATGGGCAAGTAGGAATGGGCATACTAAAGTGGTCAAGCTCCTTAAGAGCCGAATGGATGAGTCCTTCTACCCAACTCTAGAGTCGTCAGGCAGTGTCCTAAGGCCAAAGTCTCAAGGCCAAGTCATGGGTGATTTGGCCAAACTGGACCAAAAAGAACAGGACCAAGCCCTTGTAAAGGCAAGTGGTATGGGTCAGGCTGAATTGGTCAAGCTCCTACTGGATGCAGGGGCCAACGTCCATGCTGATGATGACTGTGCGCTTAGATGGGCAAGTGCTAATGGTCATACTAAAGTGGTCAAGCTCCTACTTGATGCTGGGGCCAATGTCCATGCTGATGATGACTATTCACTTAAGTGGGCAAGCCGTGATGGCCGTGTTGAAGCGGTCAAGCTCCTACTTGATAAGGGTGCAGATGTCCATGCTGGTGATGACGAAGCGCTTAGGTGGGCAAGCGATAATGGGCACACAGAAGTGGTCAAGCTCCTACTTGATAAGGGTGCAGATGTCCATGCTGGTGATGACTGGGCACTTAAGTGGGCAAGCTATAATGGCCATACAGAAGTGGTCAAGCTCCTTAAGAGCCGAATGGATGAGTCCTTCTACCCAACTCTAGAGGCAGCTGGAGATGTACTAAGGCCTAAGGCATTAAGCGAAATAGATTTAAGTAATTTAAGTCAAGAAGAAAAGGACCAAGCCCTTATAAAGGCAAGCCGTGATGGCCGTGTTGAAGCGGTCAAGCTCCTACTGGATGCAGGGGCCAACGTCCATGCTGATGATGACGAAGCGCTTAGGTGGGCAAGCGATAATGGGCACACAGAAGTGGTCAAGCTCCTACTTGATAAGGGTGCAGATGTCCATGCTGGTGATGACGAAGCGCTTAGGTGGGCAAGCTATAATGGCCATACAGAAGTGGTCAAGCTCCTACTTGATGCAGGGGCCGATATTCATGTTGGAGATGACTGGGCACTTAAGTGGGCAAGCTATAATGGCCATACAGAAGTGGTCAAGCTCCTACTTGATGCAGGGGCCGATATTCATGTTGGAGATGACAGAGCACTTAAGTGGGCAAGCTATAATGGCCATACAGAAGTGGTCAAGCTCCTTAAGAGCCGAATGGATGAGTCCTTCTACCCAATGCTAGAGTCGTCAGACAGTGTCTTAAGGCCTAGGTCTAAAGACCAAGTCATAGGTGATTTGGCCAAACTGGACCAAAAAGAACAGGACCGAGCCCTTGTAAAGGCAAGTCGTATGGGTCAGGCTGAATTGGTCAAGTTCATACTGGATGCTGGGGCCAATGTCCATGCTGGTGATGACGAAGCGCTTAGAGGGGCAAGCGCTAATGGGCGTACTGAAGTGGTCAAGCTCCTACTTGATAGAGGTGCAGATGTCCATGCTAATGATGACTATGCACTTAGATTGGCAAGCGATAATGGGCACACAGAAGTGGTCAAGCTCCTACTTGATAAGGGTGCAGATGTCCATGCTGGTGATGACTATGCGCTTAGGTGGGCAAGCTATAATGGCCATACAGAAGTGGTCAAGCTCCTACTGGATGCTGGGGCTGATGTGCATGCTAAAGATGGCGAAGCGCTTAGATTGGCAAGCTATAATGGCCATACAGAAGTGGTCAAGCTCCTTAAGAGCCGAATGGATGAGTCCTTCTACCCAGTACTAGAGGCAACAGATGACATACTAAGGCCAAAATCTTTAGACTCAATCATCAACACACTGTCAACTCTTGGATCATTCGAAAAGGAAACACTGTTTAAAAAGGCAGTAATGAATGGAGACGAAAAATTGGTAAAGGCCATAATTGACTTAGGCCTAAAACCAATTGTTCTAACAGAATCACTTTTCAGTGCATGCTTCTATGGAAGAGAAAACATTGTAAAAATGCTTATAGAAAAGGGAGCTCAATTGAGTAGCATACTACTCCCTACAGTTGCTCAACAGGGGTTTATGGAGATTGCTAAAATTTTAATTGATGCAGGGGCTGATGTGCATGCTGATAATGAATGGGCATTAAGACTTGCTTGCGAGCACGGACATGTAGAAATGGTAAATTTCCTACTAGACAATGGTGCAAAGGCAAAAGTCGCCCTTAGACCTCTATATCTTGCCAAAATTAATAATGCAGAAATCATATCATTATTGAATGCCTACAACAGAACTCAAAAGAACAACAAATTGAAAGAATCAGAGATCTTTAAGCCTAAGTCAAAGAATGATATAAGTACTGATATGGTCAAAATTTCGCAGGATAGTATAGGTCGCATGTTGATAAAGGCGTGTATAGAGAACAATGTAGGTATTGTCAAAACTCTACTAGACTATGGTGCAGATGTACATACAGAAGATGATGAGCCCATAAAGAATGCAAGCGCCCAGGGATACACTGAACTGATAAAAGTTCTTTTGGATAAAGGGGCTGATGTTAATGCTGATGATGATGCAGCACTAAGACTGGCTGTGTTCTATGGAAAAACAGATGCTGTAAAATTGTTGCTGGATAATGGGGCAAACCCACATGCAAGGAACAACGAGGTGATGTTCTACCCAAAAGAAAGGGAAAATGCAGATGAGGTAAATAAGATTATAACACAGTATATGGACAATGAAAATGGGCTTAATGAACACTTATTGCTACACCCAAAAACAAAAGATGAAATATCGGCATTAATAAACAGTAAAAGCATGCCAGAGATTTCTAAAATGTTTATATTTGCATGTAAGTTTAATAGGGTTAGTACATTTAGAATAATATTGGGTAATTTAGATAATATAGCTATAATAACCGAAGGGTTAAACTACGCAGCTGAGTTGAATAACTACAGTATAGTAAAAGAGATACTAGACGCTAGACCAGAAGCCTATACAGATGAAACACTATTCTACGCAATTGCAGGAGCAAGCTTAAGAGTCGTGGAGTTCCTTTTAAGTAAAGGGTACACCATTCCAAAACACCAGGCTAAGAATGCAATGTCATATGCGATCATAAACAATAAGCAAGAGGCAATTAAAATAGCTTCTCTGCTGAATTTGGATGAAATGCATGAGAGTATAGGTGGTGCAGGCTACTCAATGGGAAGTGGTATTGGGCGTAGTTTTGGTAACCCATCAATGAGAGGCGGAGCTGGTGGTCGTGGAATAGGGTATGGGGGTTCTTCCAACTTATCAGGAGGGCCAAATATTATGTACACATACTCAGTCAAAGGCCTTGATGATACGCTACAACAGCCAATTACAACAAGTGACGAGGAGCTTCCAATACACAATGGTGATAGCATTAATGGAGTTGAGCTTGGGACAAAGAAAAAAGTGTCAGGTAAAGTAATGGGGATTGAGAAAGACTCAGATAACAACATAAAGTGGTACACTGTACTGGGAGAGAATGGGGTAAAAGTAAAAGTTGACCCTACTACAATAGAAAGAACTCCACAAGAAATTACTGTTGGTATAGAAGAATCATTCTACCCAACACTAGAGGCAGTTGGAGATGTGTTAAAGCCAAAATCCAATGCTAATATAATAAATGACATATCTATACTAAATAAATTTCAGAAGGATAATGCCTTAGTAAAGGCTGCCAATCTTGGCAAAACTAAAGTGGTTAAACTCCTACTTGATGCGGGGGCTGACGTGCATGCTGGTGATGACTTTGCGCTTAGATTGGCAAGTGAAAATGGCTATACTGAAGTGGTCAGGCTCTTACTGGATGCTGGGGCCAATGTCCATGCTGGTGATGACTGGGCACTTAAGTGGGCAAGCTATAATGGCCATACAGAAGTGGTCAAGCTCTTACTGGATGCTGGGGCCAATGTCCATGCTGGTGATGACTTTGTGCTTAGATTGGCAAGCTATAATGGTCATACTGAAGTGGTCAGGCTACTACTGGATGCTGGGGCCAATGTCCATGCTGGTGATGACGAAGCGCTTAGGTGGGCAAGTCAGAATGGGCATACAGAAGTGGTCAGGCTCCTTAAGAGCCGAATGGATGAGTCCTTCTACCCAGTACTTGAAGCCACTAGTGATATACTAAAACCAAAAGATGAAAAGGATGTAATAAGGGACATTTCTACACTTGATGATGACCACAAAATAGAAACCCTTAGGCTAGCAGCAAATAATGGGAAAACTTCAATAGTTAAAGCTTTACTTTCATCTGGTTTAACACCTGATACATGGTCATTAAAATGGGCAGCCAATAATGGACATATTGACATAGTGAAACTTTTAGTCGACGCTGGTGTTGACCTACAAAGTGATGATGCATTTAAGGGGTTAGTTTGGGCGTGTGAAAAGGGGTACTTGGACATAGTTAACATATTCATTAAGGCCGGAATAGATGTCAACTGCTACCGTAATAGTGATTTAGTGGGTTTTCCTATCCAAGCAGCATGTATACAAAACCACTATGATATTGTTAAGGCTCTACTAGATGCCGGCGCAAATATCCATATTAGTGATGATAAGTTAATAAATGTATGTGTATCATACACATCAAATCCTAAAATGCTTTCACTTATAGTTAAAGCAGGAGCAAAACTTGATAAGGCTCTTGAGATAGCATGTAGCTTAAAAAAAATAAACTATGACTACATAAAGATTCTGCTTGAAGCAGGAGCTGATCCTTGGGTGCCAAAGATTGATTATATTATGGCTAATAGAAGAATAATAGGTAGGGGTCCACACAGTAGTGAAGATTACCAAGAAAGTGTTGATAAAAGCATTGACCTAATTAATCAATACAGGAATAAAAAAGAGGCTTAAATTAAGCCTCTTTACTTTATCCATGGAACATCAAACTTATGTATCCTATGGTCTAACCGTTTAACTTCTACGCTGTTTCCTGGAACGTTGAATAGCATAATTGCATCATCCCCTTCTTTCCAGTTCTCCCATCTTTCTACTGCTTTATTGATAAGTTCCTTAGGAAAATGGTTCTTTGCACTCCAGTTCACTAGTTTTTTCCTAATGTCCTTCCTAATCCACGCTGCATGCCCCATCCTTATGACTTCATCAGGGAATAGGTACGTACCTAAGTTAGAAGGGTTCATTATTCTTCTCGTTGGGTCTGTTGGGCCAGGTGCAGGTCCTTCATACTGGTATGTAAAGTATGTTGAATGAATACCGGGAACAAATGGCCTAAATGGGTACACCAAGTAGTGGTCGAAATCCCTATAGTAGTTCACATAGCTCCAGTATGTTATTGGCCAGCCATTCTTGTTTATTTGGTTCTTTGCCTCCCTAAATTGGTCCTTATCGTAGAACTCATCAGCATCAGCTGATATTACATGTGAAAACCCATGTTCTTTTGCCCAATTTATTCCCATGTTTCGTTTTTCGCATTCCTGCTCTCTTGAATACTTCTGAAAATTTGGCTTAAACTCTATTATGTTATCTATTAACCCAAGACTTTTTAATCTATGAAGTTCATCCATATCTTCAGAGGACATAGGATTCCCCCAATACGATCTTTTTTGATAAATTGCATTTACACAATCCAGTTGATCTCTGATCTCTGTTAACAGTTGTTCCAATAATTCGCTTGCATCAAAAGCATTAATGTTATAACATAGTGATTTTATCATAAATTTGGTTTTAATTTACAGTTATCTCCGTGCCACCGTTGAAAATTTCCATCTGAAATTTTTCTGTGGCAATAAGGACATTCATGCGTGTTTCGTTTTACACCTATTTTACATAGGCTCATTTTTATTTTTGAATCTTCAGTTCGTTTCACTCCTCTCATAGGAGATGGCTTTCCATACATCCCATTTTTTTCACCGGATACCATGTATCCTCTATCCTTCATACCATTTTGGTTTTTTGACTTAATTGATAGCTTGTGTTTGTATTCTTTTGCTTTAATATGTCCTAACTCATCTCCATACAATAAAGCCATTTGGTATTCATAACTTTTTCCTTTTTTATTTTCAATATTACATTTTATAAAAGATTGTTTATTTTTCCCTTTTAGTTTTTCCCTTATTTTTATTTTTGTTGATTCATTTAATAAAGAATTAGGCACTCCGTATCCACCTTTAGGGCTTATATTATATCCATGCGGAGATAATGTGTCATATTTTATAATATATTTTTCTTGTGCGTCGAATGCTGTATTTTTAGTATCAACTATTTCTAAAATTTCCTTTTTAAACTGTTCTATTCCATATTTACGTATTGCCTTTTTTATAGCAATTCCACTGCCCATATACTTATCTAAATATGGGTCAACACTACATGTTCGATCTCCTACATATTGTTTACCATTTGCAGTATTTGTTATAATGTATACGTAGTGGAATTGCATAAAAGTTATGTTATTTTTCTTAGGTTAAATCGTCGAACACGATTGGTATTAGTTGTTGGAACTCTTTTAGTAATGGTATTGTGAGTTCTCTCATTTGTGGGTGTGCTGCCGTGCTGGTACGCATCTTGAAGAAGTGTCTCCATTCACGTAGGTTCATCTTCACAATGATCTCTGTTTTCAAAGAGTTTGGTAGTACAGACCTAGCTTGCTGGGCTTTCCATCCATGTTCAATGAGTTTGTTATAAGCCTTTTCAGCATCATACATAGAAATAACCCAAGTAATGGGGCCTAAGAGCTCTTGCTCATTCTCTGCAGATCGTTTTCCTGCCAACTCGGCTATTCTGTTAGCATCCCATACACCCTCTTCAAGGTTAAACCATGACGGGATAACATAGGTCACATTGTTGTCAAACTTACTCAATGAGTAGTTACAGTACCGGGTACTCTCTTGTGCATATGACGCTAGCCTATGCCTAACAATTTCATGGGAAACTCCCCGGTCACATACAAACCTAACTGTTATGTCAAAGAACTCAATCATCGCTTCATGTCCGTTGCGGATGAGCATTGCCACCATATCCTCAGCAGAGGATTCAGTAATCTTGTTCTCTGATTTGTAACAGTTCCTAGCTACTAGTTCGAGTGTTTGTAGAACCTCTTTCCCATTTATAGGAGTGATAATTTCAGTTGATGGTTTTACTAATTTCATCTGTAAATGTTTAATGATTATATGTAGTCAACTGCATAAGGTTTTAACGCGGGTTCCAGTAGTAAACGCCTCCGCTCTTCGTTGTATCAAACTCGAACACAAAATGTCCAGCCTTTAGACTTGCTGCAACCTTTGCTCCAACAGCCTCTCCAATACGTTGTGATATTTCATTCCAATCAGGCTCTTTTCCTGATGTCTGTTGTTGTCTAAATGAAGATCTTTGGGGGGGCTGTTCAGATGAAAATGTACTCTCTGTTGATCCTGTATCCCTAGATGTTGACTCTTGACGTCTTCTCTCTACTGTTTCTGTTTGGTTAACGTACACTATCTTGTTGCCTGATGCAGCAGTTTTATCCAGTATCTTTGTCAACTTGTCTGCATTTAACTTATCAACATTTACACCAAGTTGCCCTATGCCCTCTGCCAAGTTTGACACGGCGGCTGACATCTTGGTTAGCCCATCCATGGCTGATGATAGTTCATTTAGGTTTTCTATAAGGTCCTCATACTTTGATAGGGCCTTAGTAGCGCTCTTCACATCTCCGTTCTCTAGCTTAGTAGAAAGTGTACTAGAAAAAGTAGTCAACGCGCCAACTATATTATCAGCAATGTCACCTATCTTTAATTTCTTTCCTGTTGGCTCACCTTTATCATTCAATATGGGTATCTCGTTGTTTTCGCCAAATTCAGCAAATGTTTTCAACACCTCTGAGAACTGTACAATAGCGCCTAAGATACCATGCTTTCCAACAAGGGCTTTAGCCATTCTCTTCATTCTTCTCTTTTGTCTGCCAGAAATACCTGCTTCATCTGGTTCTCCATCGCCGAATTCAGCGTCTGATCTATTAAACAACTTATCAGTGAAATATAGGAAGGATCCTATAATGTTGTCAACAACAACAGTTGCCTTAACTTTTTTGTGTATCTCTTTACCATCCTTGTCGAACTCCACATAGCCAATTTCATTCTTTTCACCGAATTGGGCGTATATTTTCATGGCCTCCGCGAATTGGATGACAGCTGAGATAATACCATTCTTACCAGTTAGTGCTCTTCCCATTTTCTTAATGGCCTTGGCCTGTTGTTTTGTTAGGCCATCGGTAGAATCTATAAGTGCTCGTAAGAATGTTGATATTGAGTATGTTATTGTATTGGCCACATTTGTTAAGTTGACTTTTTCTCCAAATATAGGCTTGCCATCCTTATCAGTCCCTTCAATGACCCTCATATTACTCAATTCTGCAAATGCTGATATTGCCTTTGCAAACATTGATAGTGCTACTGACATAGACATAAGCACTGCTACTCCAGCAAAAATTTTGTAGCTATTCTTTATGAAGTTGAATAGTTTAGACACAGGATCACTTGCCTTCCCTGTCATAGGTGCTAGACCGTCAAGGAATCCTTGTAGTGTTCCGCCTATTAACCCACTCAATGACTGGGCTATGTCAACACCTTTCATTTCTTGGGCAACCTTAACAAGTTTTTGTATACTCTTTGACATAACCATCAATGATATACCCATTAGAATGGCCACAACACTGCCTGTTGCGACTAGGGCTGCAACAGCTGGAATACCAAGAAACGCAAATAGTGCAACAGCTGACAGTATGACAAGGCCTATCATCCCAAGACCACCAATGACAGCCCTTTTGTTCTCATCCTTTTCTTCCTTTGTTCCCTTTGCAGGTGTAAACCCAGTAGCCAGCATCTTAGCTGTATAAGCAAGGGCCATAATGGCCAAGCTTAGAACAGCTATACCTATTGACATGAACATAACAGAGATGAGGCCTTTCTTGGTCATTTTCCCAGCCATGGATAGAATAGCAAACATAGCAGTCATGGCTAGAACTATACCAACCATTATCACTAAACTTTTTGCGATAGAGCCACCTGATTCATTTTTCAGTATGACAGGTATCATTGATATAGTATAGGCAAACGCAATTATTCCTAAGGCAAGTGTAGTCATGGCAGTTCCTATGCTAGATAATACATCTATTCCACCACCTATTAGTTTTTTTGCTAAGTACATTGTAGTAAATAAGACAACTAATGCTATTATAGTTATTCCTAAAAATAACAAAACGTCAGTAGGGGAGCCAAGTTTAAGAATAGCGGCAGTTAGCATTAGTGTTCCTGCAAATACTAAAATTCCTATACCAAAGTATGCAAATGAAAGCGCTATATCCTTTAATGGTTTGGCTAAATTTTTTAAAGACTTTCCCATCTTGTCAAACGTATTAATAGCATTCAAAACTTTTTTATTACGTCTTCCATCTCCCATCTCATACATAAGATCATAAAGACGTCGAAGATTTGATAATACCCTATCCATTCGTTTTTCCTGTATTTGAGCAAGTTCTTTAAGCGCTTTGGCTAATTCAGGAAGTGCTGTTGAGATTTTACTTAGTCCGTCTGAAAAACTAATAAGGTTCTTTCCCTTATCCTTCTCAACAATTTTAGACATATCCTTAATAAACGATAAAAAGGACTTACGGGTTTCTTCCTTTACTGAGGCAAATGCTTTTAATCCAGCAAATATAGTGAGACTATCCTTAAGGTTACTCCTTGGCGACCCGCCCCCTGACCCAGAATCTGATTTCTGGGATTTTTGGTCCATCTTTTTCTCTATCTTTGTTAGAGTAGTCAGGATTCCTTGTAGTAGGTCATTGGCATTTTTTGCCATACTAAGTTTCTTTTTTCTATATATCTAGGGTACTCATTACTATACCTAGGAAATGACCAAAGGTCCCTTATGGGACCTTTAGTGATGGCATTCTTGGCATTTCTACCTTAGGGGTCTTAAACCCGCCATAACTTGAACTCTGCGTAGGAGATTTAGGGGTAGGTGAACTTGTCTTGTATGACTTCTCATACTCCTTTTGCTGTTTCTTGTACTGCTTCTCCTCCTCTTCCAATGATTCTTCAAAGTTCTTCATCATGTACTCTATCCGGTAGAACTCCATTTGGTCTAGTTCAAGTGGAGTTATATGTAGCTTGTACGTGCTTATGAACTCAATCTTAAACCAATTCTCCAAACGGATCTGAAATAAGGAAAATAGATTTAATCCCGCCTTGAAAGGATAATGGCACTCGGCGCTCACCTCCTTCCTCGTCCCTATACTTCACTACAGGGTCAACGGCTTCTATGAAAATTCTCCTAACTTCTGTGAGCATTGATATCTCTGCTGGCGTCCATGAGTGTGAATCAACCACCATTTTTGCATAGGTATCATCTGATAGACCCCTCCAATCAGGAATTACAAATGGGGCAAATGATATGAAGTCCTCATCGATCACCTCATTGGCCTGTTTCTTCCTGTTGATATAGGTTTTCAACCAATTCGTAACGCCTACAGTTGGAATGGTCACTTGGATTTTTCGCCCATTCCTAAAGTTTAGGTTGATCATCCTATCAACAGGCGAGTAGTACTTCATTAGCCTCTCATCAAACGTAATGTAGTCCACCATGTCTTTAGTGACATCAATCTTACTGGTCTCAGAGGTTTTCACTTGTAAGCGGTTCTCGCCATTGACAAACGTAAGCTCCCTAATGGCAAGTAAAATGTAGAACCTATCAACCTCTTTAATGTCTTTCCATGAAGAAGCCCCATTAGGAAACTTAATCCTCGCACACCTCTCTATGATGTAGTTCAACATATCATCTAGAGCAGAGAAGTTGTCTTCATTCAGTGTAGACCAGTGACGTATCTCTCCACCAACAGCAGCCCTAATGAGTACCTCTGTTCCTTCAGGGTAGAATAGACCTTGTGTAGGAAGGTCTGTTATAGGTAGTCTTTGCCATCCTAGTTGGTTAGCAAATTGCACCTGTGCAGGGTCCCTTTCCCACGGTTTCCTAACATCTGTGGTATCTGTAATCTTAGGACCCACCTCAGATGACGGCCTATTGATAGGTGTAACTGTAGCCATAGGAGGAGCACTTTGTGTGCCTTCCACCTCTTCTACATACTGTTTTAATCTTTCCTCGTTGTTGTTATCCATATGTTATAATTAGTTCTAAATATATATCTTACTCCTCAAAAACAGCTCAAGTGTTACTGGGGTATCATGCTACGTCCCATATATTATTTTTTAGATTTACAGTGCTTACAGTTACCTTTGTGTGTTATGTTTTGGTTAAACTCAGTGCTTATGATTAGGTACTCACAGCTGTCATACTCCATTACTGAGATACTAAAACCATTTACTTGCTTTCCATTTTTTATCAATTCATATCTTTCGTGTTGGTTTTCTTGTATCCTATTACGAGTATTTACAAACTCACTACATGAACTTAGCAGCAAAATTAAGATGACTATGAATGCTTTCATATACACACAGTTTAGCATTATATGATGTGGTACTGCCTAAGTTTTAGTAAAATAAAAATGCCAAGTTCATTTAAGAACCTGGCATTTAAAATGTCATATAACTAATTGATTAGATGATACTTTCATCCCAGCTGTCTACTGCAAGTGTAAAGTTCTCAATCTTGTAGTGCTCGTCGCTCATATACGCCAACTCAGGCGCAGGTAACTGTGAAATTGGGAACACATTGTAGCATTTCCATTGCCAGAATGGGTTGGCTGCTCTGTCATACATAGTGATAAGCATGTTACTTGCAACGTAGTCCCTTTTTAGACCTGTACGTCCTGTTAATGGGTCATACACTAAATCACACCATTTCCTGAGTGTTTTAAGAACATACGCACTCTTGTTGTTATCCAAGTTTACCTCAAAGGTCAACCCAATATCCATGGTGGTCTTATCTGGCTTAGCGCCTGCAAACCTTCTTGTAGCCCATTTGTACTGTTGTTCCATTGGTGAACCAGGGAAAGAGTGCGAAACAAGGCCTGTTATATTCTGAACGTTCTCAAGCAATAGGTTTGTGTTCTCATCGCTGGATCCTACACCAACAGGTAGAGCTATTTGGATTGTGAACAAATTAAGATATATGGGTTCATAAAGTTCCTGAGCGGCCCTAGAATTCTTCCAGTGTGGTAACCCAAAACTTCCTTGACTTTTGAAATCTGCCATAGTATTATTTTATTTTATTTATCTTGTTTTTGTAAGAGCAATCTTGCCTTGTATTTATCACTTATCTTTTTCTTTGTTTCTTCAGTATGATGCCATCCTCTTTTACCAGGGCGGCTAACTAATTTGTTGGATTCGCTTATTTTTTTCTTATGTTCATCTGTTAATTTTCGGCCTTTTAATTTATGCGACAATTTTTTCTTTGTTTCTTCACTATGTCTAAATCCTTTGATTGAATTCCTTATTTTCTCTTTTGTTTCTTCAGACATCTTCTTCGCATAGTTAGGATTTTTTGGTCCTTTTGTAAGCTCTGAACGTTTTATACAAAATTCAGGCGAATATTTAAAACCTATGTGTGCTTCGCGTATCTTCTGTTTAACTTCATCTGATGGTATCCATCCAAAGTTTCCATCTCCTCCCTTTGTTAAATTATACCCATTTGGATATAATGAATTAAACTGTTTTATATGATAAATTTCCCTTTCATTAAGATCTAATTGACAAGAACAATATTCAATTATTTCCTTTATAAAATTTTCTTTACCATACTTTTTAACAGCATTTCTAAACGCCTTTCCTGAACCTATATAGGAATCATTAAGACGTTTAGAAATATGTTGTCCAATATATATTTTTCCATTTACTTTACAAGTTGTCTTGTAAATATAAAAATATCTAGTCATAGTCATTCATAAATTAGACCGCTGTGAATCCTCCACTGCTAGATGTTCCTAGCTTGTTCACAGTTATCCTGTTTACTATTTTCTCCATACCTTTGTTGATCCATACTCCTATGTCAATTATGGCAAATCCTTCGTCTATAAGTTCTCCTGTGTTGTTGCTTTCATCCATAACTATTTCATAGTCATAAAGCGCGCCTGCATCTTTTATAGACTCAAGTATAGGAGTTATCTGGTTCACTATATTTAACCTTGAAACAGGGTTGTTGTAGTCAAACACATAGTTCTTTAGGATATCCTCAACCTGTAGTTCAATAGTGTTCAATAGTTCCCTAACGTGTAGGTAGTTATAATCACTCTTAACTGTTTGGTATGAAGTCCTATTGGCATAGATAAGAACTTGAGCAGTAGACTGTCTCTCTATGATAGAGTTGTAACCAAATGGTTCTAGGTAATCCCTATCTGTTTGGTCTAAGTTGTACTCAACACCACCAACATTAGCATTAGAAATGATACCATTCTTATTTGCCACGATAGCAAATGGGTCTCCTCCTAAGAACTTCCTAACAAATGTGTTAGAAACGTCTGCAGCAGGTGGAACAAGTATGGTCTTATCGTTGTCAACGTACTTTAAGTATGGTCCGAAAACTCCACAGTACCTTGCGCCGTTATCCTCTGTTGGAATGCTGAACCTAAATGATCTCACCATGTCTGGGTTACCACCTTGTGGAATCCACTCTGTTGAGAATATAGGTTTTGGGTCAACTCCAGGAATAAACATATCGCAGAAGTATGGGTCTTGTGAATTTGCAAAATGAGTTATTGATGGAGCACTTATAATCGCTGTTGTCTTTCCTCTTTTCTTTGCAAGTCTTGATAGGTAAACTTTACCTCCTAACTCAGGACGTAGTCCATAACCCATTGTGTCTACAATGTACCTATACTGGATCATGTCAGGATTTGTTAAACCTCTTAGGATTCCTTTGTCCTCTAACATTGAGTAGATTTTTTCAACCCCTTCTTCATTATTAGGAGCACCTGTAGTGCTATACCCAGGTAAATGGTTTGCTGTAATGTTAAGACCTTCCATCTTAATCATCCTATATGCTGTTGCTATTGAAGCATCATCGATAGGCTTTTGTACAGTAATATTTGTTGGGTTGGAAGTATAGTTGAAAATAGGTTCAGCTGTTTCAATTTTATACTTACCCAATGTAGAGTCGAATACCTTTGAAATAACTCTAGTAACACCAGGTATTCCATCTGTACTATCCTTCTTCACTAACGAACCTACAGTAATTGATGTTTGAACAGCTGTTGTTGAAGAGTCAAGAGTAAATATTTTGCCTGATGATCCATAAAGTGCTATACTAACATCTGTGTGTAGTATGTTGTCTGAAACGTCTATAACATAGCTTAAGAAGTTCTTAGTTACATTTGTTGTCCCAGCGTAGTCAACAAGGTTGTGTCCAACTAAGTCAACTGTGTAAAGGGCAGCTTCAGTAGAAGACCCATCACCAATTTCCCACTGGCCTTGTACATCATCCCAAATAAGTTGGTCAAGAGCCTCGTTGTTAACATTCAGTAAAACTCCTGTTAATGGAGTAGAAGAATTCACAATGTCCTCAATGAATTGGTTAGCGCCAGTTTGGTCCCTAAACTCAGGAATTATAGTACCAGTCCAAGATCCAACAAGATTTACCTGTGGAAGGTTGATAAAATCTCCTAGTTTGCTAGGTATAATACCCTTTGAATTAAAGAACTCAGAGAATATAGGGTCAGTAGAAAGTTTGTTGTACTTTGACCAATCCCCTTCAATGGCGTACACTTGTATAAAATAGTCCTTTATAAGGTCGAATGGACGAATCCACTTGAACGGAATATTGGTGTCAGAACCATACCATTCCTTTGCATAAACACTGTAACCTTGTAGGCCAACAGCCTTTCTGACAATGAAAGATATATCCCTTGTTCCAACATTAGCAAATTGCAATAATGGAGCACTCTCTGCGTTTGTTACACCGCCATACTTATTTTGGATGACTCCTTGTAAGTACTTAGGATCAGCTTTCCAAAACCTCTCCCTATTGAAGAAGTTGATGTAAAGATCGGTAGGAATATTACCTAAATCATCCTCCTGAACGTATGAACTACTATCCAAAGAAAGCGCTATAACACTAACTTGGTCAGCATTTGACATAAGGTCTGGGTCTGTATTAACATTAAGCAAGTTAATGGCAAATACAGGGGATTGTAGTAGACATGTGTCTATAGACCTATGGAAGAATGATCCCTTTCTTTCAAGCTTAAGGTCTAAATCTCCGTAGTACTTTTGCCTATCCCTTGTTGACCTAATAAATACAGGTGCGTTGAATGGCCCTATCCTAGAAAATCCAGGAACCAACCTAAGGGACTGTGTTGTTACAGTAATCCTTTCAGACTGGTCAACCTCGATCGTATATACTCCAGCAGATTTAAACTGTGATAAATCTAAAGCTAATTTTGCCATGGAATTTTTGTTTATTTTAATTTATATATCATACTTAGGGTAGGATAATAATTACAGTTTATGTCTCCTACTCATTGTTTTACATTATATATTTGAGTTTAAAATGACCTTCCGGGCTTGTACCGCAAGTACTGTTCACTACTCTTGTTGAATATCTCCCTAATA